ACTTTTGGGATACAGACATTGTCTCTTTTCAGGATAATGCAAAACTAAACACTAGTGTTGAAAAGGAAGCAAGAAAAATTTTAAAAGACACGTCACTTTCTGAAGGAGAAAAAAACAAAAAGTTTAAAACCTTTGCTAACAAAATGAATAATATTCAAATGAAGGAAGGTTCTACGACATTAGGTGAATACAGTCCAGAAAAATTAATTAAAGATTTAAAAAATAAACTTAAATTAACTAACTCACAAGCCAACACCTTATTAAACACATTAGACTCCAACCAACAAATGGTTTTGTCTAATAAAATTAAAACATCTGGCATTAAAGATTTAAGTAAAATAGGAAAAGCATTTAAAGTTTTAGGCGTTGCCGCCGCTCCTCTTGAAGTTCTTCCTTTTGCGCAACAAATGGAAAAAGGAATGGGAGTAAGATCCCTAGATACAGGAGCTGCTAGATTTGTAGAAGATTTATTTAATATGCCTAAAATGCTGGCTAACTTAGTAGGCAAAGATCTTCCTTATGAAGAAAGAACCTTTGGAAGAAAATACGCTGATAAAGTAGCTAGAGAAATGGGAGAAGAAAAAATTACAGAAAATATTGATCAAATGTTTAAAGGATCTGAAAAAGTTAATGATCCTATGTATGACGCTTTAGGAGAATATAGTTTTTCAGCTAGAACAGATGATCGTGACCAAGCAATAGAAAAAGCTTTGACTCCTTTTTTTGCAACAGGTGGTCGCGTAGGTTATAAAGATGGAACCCCTAAAGAAGAAACTCAAGAAGATATTATAGCTTCCTTTATGAATAATCCTTATGGCTTTGAAGAAAAAAGTAAATTAGGTAGAGCAGGAGATGTATTGGATGTTAGAAACATTCCTTACTATGCATCTAAAACAGTAAGAGGTGGATTAGAAGGATTAGAGTTTGCAGCTAGATTACCGTTTACCGCAGGAAAATTAGCAAGTGATTTATTAAAAGGACCGCCTACTAAAACAATGTTTGCAGAAGCGTGGGATAACACTCTACCTGCGTGGGGTTGGTCTAATAAATTAGGATTAGATTCTTTGATTCAAGAACAAGAAGATGCAATGAAACGAAGAGGAAGTTCAACGGCTCCTATAGGCGCAGGAGGTATTTTAGAATTAGGTGGAGATTTAGCAGCTCCCCTAGCACCGCTAGGTACTATAAAATCAATAAAAAGATTATATAATCAAGGCACCGACATTTTAGATTTTGTTTCATCTCAAAAAGGAATGAATACTAATGTTATTGATGAAGCTTTAACAGCCAAAGGAATGGGTCGAAGAGATTTTAATAAAATAGTTGCAACGTCAGGTTTGATGGTTGCTTTAAAAGCAGCAGGATTATCTGATATGTTTAAATTGACTCCCATTAAACCTACAGGAGTAGGACTTAAAGTTTTAAAAGAATCATCAACTAATATGCCTGTATGGTTTCCTCAGTTTGTAGATAAAATTTCAGCTAAAATGATTTATGAAGGTAATGGTGTTTCAAAATATGTAGGAACAGCAGATGAGCTACCAGGTGTAGAGGTTACTAAAAATGGAGAGAACTGGACGGTTGCTGGTCAAAATGAATATGGACAACCTTTTGAATTACACTATGAAGCTCCTGGATATATTGATGCCGGTGCTGAAGGTGGAAGTCCTGTTTTCTTTAAAGGAGACTTTACGGCTAACGACACGGTTCCTTCGGGTTATGTAGGTCCTGAAGATGTAGATTGGGATCCTAGCTTATTAACAGAGGTGGACGAAGTTTTAGGTGGCACAAGACAATTAGAAGAATTTGCTACAGGTAAAAAAGTACCAAATCCTACTGTGGGTGAAGAGGCAGTAACTCGAGCTGAGATGAAAGCTGACTATGATTATGAGGTGTGGAAAGAACAACAAGCAGATGACTTTATTGACGAATAAGATACAAAGACCTAAACCAGGAAAAGTGGTTAAACTCACAACAACTATTCCTCCTTTAAAAGGACCTGTTCCACAAGGATTGCCTTATGGAAAAGAAAATGATATAAAAATGAGTGGATTAAAAAATGGCAGAACAAGACGATAAAAAATTTTCGCCTATTGAAAAGGCATTACCTAATATTCAAAACTTAGATTTGGATAAAGAAGATGTTGCGGTTGAACAAGAGATTGTGGTTGAAGGACAAGAACAACCCGATGGCGAACCTCAAATTACAGAAACCGCTGATGGCGGTGTAGAAGTTAACTTTGATCCTAATCAAGTTAACCCACAAAATCCTGAAGACCCCAATGCTAATCTAGCAGAATCTTTACCTGAAAATGTTTTAGGACCTTTAGGTTCAATGTTATTTGAAAAACAAAATGATTATAAAATGTCTCGTAAGGATTGGGAAGAAACTTACATTAAAGGATTAGATTTATTAGGATTCAAATATCAAAATAGAACACAACCATTCCAAGGTTCCTCAGGTGCGACGCATCCGGTTCTTGCAGAAGCGGTTACACAGTTTCAAGCATTAGCTTATAAAGAATTATTACCAGCAGATGGTCCTGTTAGAACTCAAGTGATGGGAGTTCCAACACCTCAAAAAGATCAACAATCAAAACGTGTTAAAAATTACATGAATTATATGTTGATGAATAAAATGAAAGGTTATGATGAAGACTTTGATCAGATGCTTTTCTATTTACCATTAGCGGGTTCAACTTTTAAAAAAGTTTACTATGATGCGATTAAAGGAGAAGCTGTTTCAAAATTTGTTCCAGCCGATGATCTTTTAGTTCCCTATTCAGCAACAAGCTTAGAAGATGCAGATTGTATTATCCATGTTATTAAGATGTCTGCTAATGAAATTAAAAAACAACAAGTCGCTGGTTTCTATAAAGATGTAGAACTAGGCGCACCGTATTACTTTAATGATCCTCTAACTGAAAAAGAGAGAGACATTGAAGGAATGAAAAAATCTAAACCCGATGATATTTACACTCTGTATGAGTGCCACACGAATTTGGACCTGGAAGGCTTCGAAGACACTAATCCACAAACTGGAGAACCGACAGGGATCAAACTACCCTACATCGTTACCATCGATGCAGGAAGCCGTACAGTTCTTTCAATACGAAGGAACTTTGCGCCCAACGATCCTACTAAAAGTAAAATCAAATATTTTGTCCATTTCAAATTTCTGCCTGGACTAGGATTTTACGGACTAGGATTAATACACATGATTGGCGGATTGAGTCGTACTGCAACAGTCGCTCTCCGCCAATTATTAGATGCTGGTACACTATCAAATTTACCAGCCGGATTTAAAATGAGAGGTATCAGAATAAGAGATGATGCCGCTCCACTTCAACCGGGAGAATGGAGAGACGTAGATGCTCCTGGTGGAAACTTAAAAGATTCATTTATGAATTTGCCGTACAAAGAACCTTCTCCAGTTCTGTTTCAATTAATGGGAACAGTTGTAGCGGCAGGACAACGATTTGCATCTATCGCCGACATGCAAGTAGGCGATGGAAATCAAGGAGCTGCTGTAGGAACTACAGTTGCTTTATTAGAACGTGGCTCAAGAGTAATGAGTGCAATCCATAAAAGATTGTACGCATCTTTAAAAGAAGAGTTCGCGTTGCTTGCAAAAATATTTGGTCAGTATCTACCACCTGAATATCCTTACGATGTTGTGGGTGCACAGAGAACGATCAAAGCAGCAGATTTTGACGATAGGGTTGATATTCTTCCCATTGCGGATCCTAATATATTTAGTCAGACGCAACGAATAAGTATGGCTCAAACTGAATTACAGTTAGCTATGTCAAACCCACAAATGCATAACTTATACGAAGCATATCGTACCATGTATTCGGCACTGGGAGTGAAAGACATCGATAGAGTCTTACCACCTCCTCCGCCACCGCAACCAAAAGATCCAGCAATAGAGCATATTGATGCTTTAGCGCAAAAACCTTTTCAAGCGTTTATGGGCCAAGATCATAGAGCACACGTAAGTGCGCACTTACATTTTATGGCCTTGAATATGGTACGTAATAATCCTACCGTCATGGCTGCTGTAGAAAAAAATATTTTAGAACACATTAGTTTAATGGCTACTGAACAAGTTCAAATGGAATTTAGAGAAGAGCTACAACAGATTCAACAATTACAAATGATGTCTAAACAAAATCCACAAATGGCTCAACAGCTTCAGCCTCAGATTGTTCAAATCACTCAACAGATTGAAGCACGTAAAGCTATTTTAATTGCTGAGTTTATGGAAGAATTTATGAAGGAAGAAAAAACTATTACTTCTCAATTCGACCATGACCCATTATTGAAACTTAAATCTAGAGAAGTTGATTTAAAAGCAATGGATACTCAAAGAAAAGAAGAAGAAATGATTCAGCGTAAAAACCTTGAAAATGCTAAATTAGTATCTAGAGAAGGTATTGAAGGAGATAAACTAGATCAAAACGAAGATTTAGCGCATTTAAGAGCAGATACAGCTTTGACGAAACAAACAATGTCTGATAGTGTTAAGATGGACATTGCCAATATGAAACGTAAAGACGTTAAAACATTAAAAGGTCCAAAATCATAGGAGGAAACATGGCAAAAGACAAAGAACCTTTCTACAGAGGAATAGATCAAAAACAGTTCTTGAATAAGGACGGCTACCTTAAAGGTGGTGTTGAGATTAAAATTCCTGAAGAGATCCCAACAGTTAATAAAGTTGGTGGTCAACGTAGAATGTTAGCTGATAAAAAGTCAAAAGTTAAGTGGTACTAGTATGGCTTGGTTTGGCTTAGCAAAAATCGCGCTACAAGCGGGTGGTAAAATATATGCTAACCGTCAAAGAACTAAAATGGCTATGTCTGATGCACAGCTAATGCATGCAGAGCGTATGGCCAGAGGTGAGGAAACTTACCAGGGTAAGCTTTTAGAATCGCGGGATAACGACTACAAGGACGAAATCGTACTTGCGATTTTGACACTCCCCATCGTAGTGCTCGCCTGGTCGGTGTGGACAGAGGATCCGGCGGCTATGCAGAAGATAGATGTATTCTTTGAATACTTTTCAAATCTGCCAAAATGGTTTACAAATTTATGGATTTTAGTCGTAGCGAGTGTTTTTGGAATAAAAGGAACGCAGATATTCCGAAATGGCGGCTCTAAAAAGTAATTGCGTTCAATTTAATAATACGATAGGAGTTAAATATGAGAAACGATTTTGGAAATAGACCTTATAAGCCTAGATTCCCATATTCTAGCACAGAAAAAAAACAAGGCTACAACGATAGACTTGATGAATCTTTAGGTGCAAGAGATGGAGCTGAGTCTACTAAGTCTCAATCTTTAAAAGATAGAAGAGATGAGTCTAAAGGTGCTGAAAAAGCAGCAGGCAACAGAGCTTATTCTGCTGTCTCTACAATGGACAAATAGGAGGAAACATGGCAAACACAGGAAGAGACAATTTACTTGAAGAAGTAGGTCGTATAGATGCCGAAAAATCTAATCGTAACCGTAGAGCTGAAAAAAGAAGAGTGGTTGGAGAACTAAACAAAGGCTACAAAAAAGGTGGTCGTGTTGGTTACAAACATGGTGGTTCAGCTGGTGCAGTTATGACTGGAAAAAAAGTTGGCGTCCAAATAGTATAATGGGTTATCAAGATAAGAGAGCTATGGCTATGCCGAAATTCTTTTCGGCTAACAAAGATGGCTATCCTAGCGGCGGTATACCTATAACAAGAACTGGTTTTAAAGAAGGTACTAAAAAAAATTGGATTCAGAAAGTTAATAAATCCATTAAAGCTAGAGGTACTAAAGGAAAATGTACACCTATTACAAAGCCAGGATGTACAGGTAGAGCTAAAGCTTTAGCTAAAACATTTAAAAAAATGGCTGCTAAGAGGAAGGCATAATGCCAGGAATAGAAATTAAAGGAAGAAGTAAAAGAGCAAACTACCGACATGGTGGAAGTACACAACTTCAAGAACACTCTAAAAAACATTCAAAAAAACATATGGCAGCAATGAAAGCTGATATGTCTAAAGGTAAAAGTTTTAAAGAAGCTCATTCTAGTGCCATGTCAAGAGTTGGAGCTAGAGATGGTTTGTGGGCTAACATACATGCTAAAAGAAAAAGAATAGCATCAGGTAGCGGAGAGAAAATGAGATCACCAGGATCAGCTGGTGCGCCAACGGCTAAGGCTTTAAAAAATAGCCAAACATAATGAATGAAATTGAGAAGTTAAGAATACATATTAGAAATAGATTAAACGAGTTAACCATTGCTATTACTTCAGGGGTTGACAACATGGAGTCGTATAAGTATATAATAGGACAGATAAAAACTTACGAATCAATCTTACAGGAGATATCCAACCTGCTAGACAAAAAGGAGCAATATGAAAAACACACAGGAACAGTCATCGACATCAACAGTCCCAAAACATAAACCAGCATTAGAAGAAAAATACAAAGAAGAAGCAAATAAACTACCAGTACCCACTGGTTGGAGACTTTTAGTATTACCATTTAAAGGTAAGAAAAAAACTAAAGGAGGAATTCTATATTCTGATGAGCAAATTGAAAGACAACAACTAGCAACTGTAACAGGTTGTGTATTAGCTGTAGGTCCTCAAGCTTATAAGGATAAAGAAAGATATCCCGAAGGTCCGTGGTGCAAGAAAGGCGATTGGGTTATATTCGCCCGTTATGCAGGATCTCGGTTTAAAATAGAAGGTGGAGAAGTACGCTTACTAAACGATGATGAAATCATCGCAACAATCAAAGACCCGGAGGACATCGTCCACGAGTTTTAACATAGAAAAGGAGAACTATGCCAGAAGAAGAAAAAAAAGCAGCAGAAGAAGTCAAGTCAGTTCCTCTTGATACAACAGGCCCAGGAGTGGAAGTAGATTTACCGGATGAAACCGTTAAAGAAGCTGAAGCTGCACCTGAAACGGAACAAAAGGAAGAAGTTATAAAAGTAGAAGAAGTAAAAGAAGAACCAGTAAAAACGGAACCTGAAACAGAAATTAAGAAAGATGATTCAAAATTAGAAGAGTATAGTGAAGGAGTTCAAAAAAGAATTGCTAAGCTAACTCGAAAAATGAGAGAAGCTGAACGTAGAGAAAAAGCTGCATTAGATTATGCACAAGGTGCTAAATTAGAAATGGCTCAAGTTAAAGAGCAGTTTCAAAGTACTGAAGAAAAATACGATAAAGCGTTCTCAGAAAAAGTTACAGAACAATTAAAATCAGCACAAACTGATTTAGCGGTAGCCATTGAAAGTGGTGATGCTCAAAAACAAGTAGAAGCAAATAAAAAAATTGCTGCCTTGTCTATTGAAGAAGCTAGATTAAGCGCTGCTGAAAAGTATCGTTCTGAGAAAAAACCTAAAGTTCCTCAGGAAGAGGATCACTTAAGATATAGGGAAACACCAGGAGAGCTTCCAAGGCAACAAGCTGCTAAAGGAACACCTGATCCGCAAGCTGAAGATTGGGCTGCTGAAAATGCATGGTTCGGAAAAGATAGAGCTATGACGTTTACAGCGTTTGAGATTCATAAGGATTTGGTTGAAAAAGAAGGTTTTGATCCTAAATCTAAAGAATATTATGTGGAAATAGATAAAAGAATACGTGTTGACTTTCCTCATAAATTTGATAAGAGTGTAAATACGAATACGACCAAGCCCGCTCAGACGGTTGCTTCCGCAGGGTCATCAGCTCAAAGAAGTATAAAACCTGGTCGCACAACTGTGAAACTCACGTCATCACAGGTAGCAATAGCTAAAAAATTAAACGTGCCACTCGAAGATTATGCGAAACAATTACACATGAAGGAGGTATAAGCATATGAAAAAACAAGACGAAAAAACCCCTCGTGCTCATCAAGTTAGGTCGGAATCTGAAAGACCAAAAGCTTGGGTGAATTCATCTCACTTAGATGCACCTGAATGTCCTGCCGGATATAGACAAAGATGGATACGTTATGAAACGATGGGCCAAGATGATACGAAAAACATCACGGCCAAACTTAGACAGGGATGGGAACTCGTAAGAGCTGATCAATATCCTGACGCTAATTATCCAACTTCAAACGAAGGCAAGTACAAAGGCTACATCGCAGTAGGTGGTCTAGTGTTGGCTAGAATACCAGAAGAGATCGCAAAGCAACGTGACGCACACTTTAGTAAGTTAACCAAAGATC